ACTTTCTGGAGCAAGGAGATCGTTTAGGGCTTTCCACCTATTATCGGACATTGTTCCACCCATAACTGAATTGGGTTTCATTTTCCATTCAGAGGACAGCGCTACTACATACTCCCTAAACTTCAGTGCTTCATCGCGTGACAAGCCCTTCATGTTGTCCATGTATGTCTGCCAAAGAACCTGTCTAAATGCTGGAAGTTTTTCTAGTTTCGTTGTCCAACGTCCAACAGAAAAAATCTTTGATGCTTTTGTCGCAAGTGGCCTTGCCTCATCTACTACGCCAACAAAGAAGACATCAAGGAAATCTTGCCAACCTTTTGCAATTCCCTTTGTTTGGTCTTTGACCTCATCTGGGTTAACCCGCTTAATTGATGGAACCAATTCTGGGAATATATTCTCAATATTTTTGTCTTGGACCAACTTGGAAATTACCGCAACTGCATTATCGGAGTAGTTGTCTGGTACGCCTCTGGCATTCCAAACGATCTCATCTGTTAGTTCGATCAACTCTCCGGTTACTTTTCCGGATGCATCAACCCTTGTGTTGTGAATAAGAAAACTTGTGCCTTCGTCGTTCTTGAATACTGCACCAACAAAATCATCGGCCTTACGTGACGCAACCTTCTTGCCATCAATAAAAAGTCGGCTGATTATTTGGGATGTAAGTGGTGCTTCAAAGATAGATGCGCGTCCTGTTGCGGCATCGACCACTGGAACTCGGTTGGATAACATGATCGCCTGCAACTCAGGAAGTTTGGAGTATTTTTCCAACCTGTTTTGCATTTGGTATTGAATAACATTCTGCAACCAGGTTCTTACCTGCTGAGGCGTATCAAGTTTGATTGCTGCATTGCCAAATCCTGGAAGGCTGCTAGTTCCCACCCTTAGTCCAGTTTGCGCCATGCTTATCAGTTCTTGTTGCGCAGCTGCACCATCTTCTGAATACAAGAAATCTAGTGTCTTTCTAAATCTTTCTGCTTCGTCATCAATGTGCTGGAAACGAGCAAGAGCTCTGTCAGCAGCAGAAATTCCAACCTTCCTCAGTTGGTCAATAACTCCGTAAGCATAAGGAACTCCGTCTGCTTTGCGTACAATCTGAGCATCATTCAATTGCAGGGCTCTATTCATGTTGCTGACAGGTCGACTACCAGTCCCACCATGCAACCAGTTTCTTGCGTTTGCTAGATCAACAAGTTCTTGTTGGGCGTTATCAAGTTCTGACAAACCATCTTCAACAAGCCTGTCTATTTCGTCAATGGTCAAAGGGCGACCAAAGATATCGCTTACACCTTTTCTATTCGATGCCCACAACAACCATTCCGCTGGATTGTCGAGCATTCCGCTAAGTCCTGCCCTACCTGTGAGCGCAATACGAACCTGTCCGTCAATAAGGTTTCTTGCTAAATATGCTCCGGTGAGAAGAATGCTTGGCTTCCAAACATCGTTGATGGCGACATCAAGCGCTTTTGCCGCAATGCGTTCTTTTCCGGTTCCTGCACTTCGACCAATTTGACCAACAGTCTCTCGCCATATTTTCCCTCTGGTGAGGCCGGCAAGTATTTCCATGTCTGGAAGAAAAACAGCCTGGTTATAAAGTTCGCCCAATACACCGGGACCAACATTCATTAGTTCTTCGCGTGTGACGTTAATTCCTTTTCTTGCTGCTGCAGCAACCATTGCGTCTAGGTTGACTACTCCCGCTGCAGCCAAAGACTGCAGTTGTCCGTAGTCGTTGGGAAGTCCAGCAGCATCACTTCCATAGGCGCGTAGTTTTGTTATTACACTGTTTTTGTCGTCAAGAACTTTTCGTATTCGAGCTTCTGGCAATCCAACATTGCGCATACCCATTTCGAATACTTCGTCAACAATGCTTTCTATTGCATATACCGCAGATCTTGTTCCGCCTTTTACTTTTTTGTAAATAGGTTGTCCAAACTCATCAAACCCCTGTTGTATGTCAAACTCTTTTTGGGTTACAGCCTTCATCACCCGATCTACAAGATCAAGTTTTTGTTGCTTGGTTACGGTTTCCGTTCCGCCAAGAGCGACGTCCACAAACCTTGCAAAGTTGTCAACCGTGTCCATGCGTTGGCGTGTTGATCCAAGTGGCAACAATGTTTGTTGTGGCTGTTTGCCAAAGAAACGGGTGATCTTATTGCTATCAGCAATTTTTTCTAATCCAGTAGTTGATTTGAAACCGCCGAATAGTGCCTTACCCCTTGCTGTTGCTCCACCATATTTGTTTAGGTTGGTTGATACGAGAGCATCGCCAACTTCAAGTTTATTCAGTACCTTTAGGAATACATCTTGGACTTTGCCTGAATCACCAACTGCGTCAGCAAATTCCTGCGCATACTCAAGCGAGATATTTCCATTGAATATTTCCGTGCGAATTCGATGTGCCAGACCACTGCCCGGTTCCATGTCTGCAATTCTTTTTACTACGAACTGAGCTCGTTTGTCGGTTTGCAAAACCTTCTTAGTTAGAGAGGTATTCCAAACTTCTTGTTCGGCTTTCAACAAAAGTTTGTTTTGAACTTCAATGAGTTGTTTCGCCTTGAATGCGGCTTCTGATTCGGTTAGATTTCCTTTTAGTACGTCAAGTTCTACTTGATCATAGACAGACATTCTTTTGCCTGCAAAATCAGCACGAACATCTTTAATTCGAGCCCAGTCTGAAGCTGTATCGGGAAGTTGATTTGCTTGTTTGCCAAGTTTGTATACATCCGTAATTTTGGTGGGTACTTCTTGGCCAACTTCTCCCATCAAACCTGCGAGTTTTTTCCCTCTTAGTGTCCGACTTACAAGCTTTGGTGCTTCAAGAACACCACCCACTGGATCTGTTCTTATGTTTACAAATGCATCAACAGCACCAGATAGAAAAATACCTAATCCTTCGTTTGGATTGAGATTTACTAAATTCGTAAGTCCTCGTCCAAACGATGATGCGTTTCCTTGTTCGGTAATTCCTCCTGGAGTTTGAGCAAAAACGCTTCTAGTTTTAGCACCCTGGCGCTCTTCAAAACGTGGGGTTAGTGTCCAGCCATCTCCGCCGCCTGCTTCATTCCAGCCATATTGTTTTGTTTCATCAAGAAACATTTTAAGTTTTGATGTTTCAAAGATCTCGCCGGTTTGATCTCCTGGCGTAGCCAGCATGTATGGGATTGATTGAGCAAAACTTGTACCAAGATCGCCGGCTGCCTGAGCAAAACGAACGCCGTTTTTTATTTTCTGTGTAACGTTTCTTTGGAACCAGTTGTACTGTTTGTCTTCTGGTTCTTCTCTTTGTAGTTTTTCAAACGAAATCGTATTAAGAGTGTTTAGTACAGAATCGCTTGCACCGCGCTTTACCATATCCAATAGAACTTCTGGTTTTACATATGGAGCAACAAGTACTGCTTGACGCAGTTTTTCGGCAAAGTCTTCGTTGACGTTTTCTTTTACAAAGGTTGTTTTGTTCTGTTTTGCTAAAGCTTTACGAAGTGCGCCCTCGTTATAGGTTGGATCTCCAAATGCCATTATTCCATCGTTTCATAAAATTGAATCAACATCCCCAACTCTTCACTAGGAAAAGCCTGATAGATAGCTCTTATTTCGTCCATAGCGTTTTCTCGCTCGGCGCGTACAAGGTTTACCCCTGCTTCAATAGATCCTGGTCCTGCGCCATAGTCAACACCAGCAGTAATTGGTTCATTTGGTCGTTCTGTTGGCCTCGCAAAACTGCCTAGAGAACCCGGCATAATTACAGGTTTTTCAACCTCTACTGGTGATTTTCCTACAGGAACAGCTCGCATTGCATCTTGTTGTTGCTTTGCCATTCCATATGTTTGACCCTCTGCAACCTGACTCATCGGATTGCGTAGATCGCTTCTATTTGGATACTGCTGAGCCACTACCTACCCCCTAGTTGCGCCAATAGTGATTGTAGATCTGGTGGACCTGCAGCTTCTGGTGGCGGACCAGCTGGCATCTCTGCTCCCATTCCTGGCATTGCAAGTCCCGGCATCGTCTCTGGTGCGCCCTGTGGTGCCTGTGTCGCCTGACGATCCTTTGCTCGTTGATCTGTACGGCGTACTGCATCAAATAGCGGAACATCTTGCTCAACAACAAGTTTGGTTAAATATGCCAAATCTTCCGGTTGATATGGGCCTTCAGGGTTCGCAGCCTGCTGCTGAATACTCGAAAGTAAAGCACTCTCCACTCCTTCTGCAATGATTCGGTCGTGTTCTAGATCTGGATCTGCAATCAATGGGTCTGCTTCACGGGCGGATTCTTTGGACATAAGCCCAGTACCCAATCGTTGGCCAAGACCAACAATCAAGTTGTTCACATCTGAACCGGCTGCCGAATAGCCAACGTAATGGAAGTCTGTTTGCCAGATTTTGTTTGGAACGTAGGTTTCTTCACCAACCGAAGATTTGCGTCCAAAGAAAAAAGACTTTGTAGTGTTGCCCCAGTATGCCTTTTCAATGGCTATGGCAATTTTGTCCTCTTCCAGTATGGACTGCTCAAACGTGGCTTGTGCTTCTTGTACGCGGAAGTCGACAGTTGCAGATAGTACGGATTCACCACGACGACCAGTACGGATGTTGCTGGCAGACTCACCACCAAACTCTGCTGGGATAGCGCCCTCTAGTCGTTCTTGTCGCTCGAGTCGATCAAGAGCGGTATCAGTTTTATAGCCAGGGTTTAGTTGCAGCTGTTGGATGTCGCCACCCTTTACAACGCCAAGTTGTCCGGCTTTGCCATCAGCAACCTGCAAGATCTCTGGGTTCTCACCTGGTCGAGCAATCAAATACTCTTCTGGAAAGATACCACGTTCAATAGCAATTTCGGTTAGTGCTTGCAAACGTGCACGGGTGTAGTACATACCCATAACGCCGTCAAACTGACCACGTGGCTTGTCAATAGTAATTCGGTTTGCTACTACAGCGAGTGGCATATCTGTGCGGTTCGGAATGTACTCCAATGTCATCGCCTCTACGCCGGCACGTTCACCTACGGTTAGGTTTGGTGAATCTTCTGCACCGAGAACAACTAGGTGTATGCACTCAGGCGAGATGTATTCCAGCATTGTGTACTTGGTATCTGCGGCAACTTTGCCTAGACGCAGTTTGCCCAATACAAGTTCGCCGTAGTTCTGCAAGAGATAACTTGCGCTTGCGCGATAGGTAAATATGCAATCTTGTGGTAGCGGATCGTCCGGATCATCTACTGCAGCAGCAAAAGTGTCAAGTGGGTTACGAACAGACCACGTTGGCATAAGGGTTTTGAAGTCTGGTTTGATAACAACGGCAGATTGGGAGTAGCCAAGAAGGTGTCGAGCACGGCGACGCATCTTCATTTGCATACGGTTATGGTCCCAAATAGACAACATTGCGCGTTTGCGCATACGAGCAGACGACTTGGAGCGCTCTGATCCCTCTTTGATTGGCGGAAAGTATGGCGATGGCATTGTTGATGTCACACGCATTGACATCTGATCCAAGCCCTGCACCAATAGGTTTGCTACTGAGGATTTAGCATTCTTGTCTAGTTCGTTAAGAGGAACAATGACATCTCCGTTTGCAAGGTCGCGTACACGACGCATTTGCTCTTGAACGGGGCCTTGATTTCTACGGCGCTGTTCGTAGAGTTGGACGATTTCCTCGGTAGATAGCATTTACATACAAGGTATCATACAAGCCAGGACGGTCGCCACATCTTTGGTGGAGTTGTATACGGACCAATTTGAGGAACGTGTAGCTCTGCAAACCAGTGCGCCATAACAAGGTCGGTGCTTTGTTTTTTGTTGCGTGTCCATGTAGTCATCTCGTCAATAAAGGCTAAAGTCTTCCAGTTATCCCTCATTGTTGGGAGTCTTACCTGTCCGGTTCGCCACAATGGTGGAAGAAGTGCTTCTACTCCAAGGTTTTGGTCTAGTTTGTTTCTGGATGTTGTGTGTGGAATGACGTTTACCATGCGTAATGCCTGCCACTTGCGTACAAAGTCATGTGCCAAAAGGAATCTTTGGGCAGCATTGACCTCAACGATCCAGTGAGAAATGGGGTAACCCATTTCGAAAGATCGATTTTGCCAACTATCCATAATTCCGGAATAGGTAGAAGAGCCCGTGTCGTAACCCAATAGCTCTTCAGCAGTCAGTTTGATCCGCTCGACATCGATGAGATACCTAAGTTTGGTCTCTGGTTGATACAACCACCACTGGATAGCCCAGAACATGGTGGGTGATGGGTCAACTGAAGCAATTGAAATGATTGGTGGGGTCAATCCTGCTGGTATGTAACCAGGTCGTCTGTCGTTATCAATGCAGCCAGGGTAGGAAACACCATCTCCACCCATGCCACCCGTAGCCCATACTCGGTCAATGAGGTAGTTGCCCTCTGCGTTGTCTTCTTGCTGGTAAACAATCCTAAACTTTGCAGGACTTGAGTGCTTTAGGTACGAAAGGTCCTTCCAGGAAAGCCGATATGGGTCAAGAAGTGGTCCGTTGGGCCAGGCTGGTGCATCTTTTCGTTTCGATTTTGGCCCAGTATCAAGCTCTTCGTAGTAGGCCCTGTAGATTAAGTGGTGATACTTCTGCTTCTTTACTGGTTCCTTGACCTCTGATATATCAGTGACGTCATCTCCCTCGTAGTCGTCCTCAAAGTCCTCGTATGTGACCTTTGACAACACGTGGGCATAAAGATCCCCTGGCCCAAGCCTCTGGCCTACAACAGCAAGCAAACCGCCTGGATCGCAGCGGGCTTCAGCCATCGTGTCCCAGCGCTCTAGGAGCTTGTCACGGGCTACCGACTCTTTGGCATTCTCTGGAGAAGCAACGTCGTCAAACAAACAGAGGTCAGCACGGTGTCCGATGAACTCTGAGTCAATTCCATAGGACGAAACGGTTGGTTCTTTGTTGTCAAGGCCACCAAGGGTGTGCTGTTCAACAATAAACTCCTCTGCTCGCCATAGGGCACCCTGGTTCTGTGGCTTGAATCGCCCATAGTCAAGGGATAGACAGGCTTCTGCGTTTAAGGCAAGCCCACGTTTGACCAGTTCTGGGTCTGGTATCAACGGAGAGCTGCGCTCTAGGGTGTCTCTGATACGGCGTGAGTACTGCTTTGCCAGCGTTTGGCTAATTGACCCAATCATCACACGGATTGATCTGTTTCGGACAATGCACCACACGGCTACGTCATGGAATAGGGTTGACTTGCCGGCTCCAGGCGGGCAGTTAAGGCAGACAAATTCTTTTTCAGGACTCTCTAGGTAGCTAACGATCTTGTATGCAGCATCTACCTGCCAAGGGGATGGGACTCTTCCTAGGTATACCCGTCTGAAGTAGTCAAAGTCCTCTAGCGCTTTGGCTGCACGTTCGTTTAGTCTGCCGGTGGGTATAACTGGAGGTAGTGCCGGCTCTTCACTTATTTGTTTTACAATCTTGCGTTCTTTTTTGTTGCCACTATGAAGGGTCTCTTTGCCTTCTTCTAGTTCTACAGCCTGAATCTCGGCTTTTATACGGCGTTGTTTAATCATCCAGGATCTACCTGTTTGATAGTTGATGCCAGATAAACGGGATGCCTCTTTGATTGATAGCCCAGCGTTTATGGACTGCCAGAAAAGTGCTCTGTCTTCTGCGGTAATTACCCTCTTGCCTTTTGCCACAGTTGAACAGTACTACTTATTTGTTACACTTGCACTGAGTTGGTGGGTGTGCTGTTGAGCGCTTGTCGGTAGCGTTCCAGTTCTCCCGCGCCCACCAACTTACTAAAACAAAAGACCCCCACCTTTCGGCAGGGGCCTCGATATCACTTTGGTGATAGGGGAATTACAACATTCCTTTTTTCTTTTTAACTGCTTCATCTCTCTTTGTTGCCGCCATTTTTTTCTTTTGGCTTGGAAGCAAACTAAGTGCAGCAGATGAAGGAGCTTTCTTGGCAGGAGGAAAGGTCTTAGCCTCGGCAGCCTTGCGCTTGGTATCAGCACCAGCAGACTTCTTGGCCTTTACCTTGTCCATGGCCATTGACTGTGCCTGGCTTGTCTTACGGGCACTATCAGCCTTCATGCCTTTTTTCTTATCTGGACTAAACTTCTTCATAGCCATGATTATTTTCCTTTGTATGTAGCAGCCGATTTAAGGCTTGATGGGGTTTGTCTACGAGCCATAGCGCCAACGCCAGGGTTCATCTTCTTCAACTCGTTGTTGTTTGCAATGATTCGAGCAGCCTGCTTGATCTTGCGCTTTGAGTCAGCTTTTTGCCCCCTGGTTGGAGGATCAGATTTCTTGCCCGCTGGTTTCTTCATAGCCATAAACATTGTCCAATCGTGAGAGTAGTGCTGCAAAACAGTAACACAGCGTTCCTAGGAATTCCTAACTCCTAAGGCTGGTATAGACGCACAGCATGGACACAAGGATCTCCGCCTTCATCCCACTCAACGTTCTCCTCATCAGTCATAGGAAGCCCGTCATGTGTACTGCACACAGCCTCAGAGCAAAAGCCCCGCTTCATCCCGTACTCAAGCCATTCAAAGATATTCATGTCGGTAGTTTTCATGTTGGTAATATATCAAAGGAATATTCTTAGAAGAGGCCTCCAATAAAAAAGGTGGGTCTATACTTTGTGACACAACCGGCAAGAACCATGTGCGTACCACGTTTGCAAGTGGCGGGCAGTAAACAGGGGAACCTGGGTAGGTATCTATTCTTTGAAATAGGTAAGCAGCGTGATGAACGACATATCATCAAACAAGGTGTCGGCTAGAAACATTAGCTACGGCGACCTGCTCTAAGAGCAAACCGTGGGGGGAGCTACCACACCAATCCCTCCCTAAAGGGAGGTGATATATCACCACCCCCTATGTGCAAATAATTTTATATTAAACGTTACGTCAAAGACGATAACAACATGTATACAGCGACGCTTATAGATTACCTATAGGGGGGAGTGCTGCGGCACAGGGCGGGTCGCTTGTGCAGACGCTATGTGCTTACAGTTACTACGCCATGGCGCAGCGCGACATGTGACAATAGTTGTTGACGCCAGCGTGAGTACTCCCCACTGGGTCTTGTGGGCAACCCCCGTAGGGGGGCGGCAGGACAAGGGCAGCTTCGCTGCCTGCGTCAGTTGCGTGGGGCGACCGGTCGTAGCCGGTGCCCCGCGCCCAGCGAGGCGCTCAAGCGCCGAGCCAGTAAAGGGTTCGTGCGAAGCCTGCCTCACCCCATAAGTCGGGTGCGCGTTCAGCGCACTCCGACAAGACGGACGCGAAGCGTCCGGCTCCCCGCCCGCGAAGCGGGCGGAAAAATTTTGTTTCACACCCTGATATATCAAGGGCTCGACCTCTGCGGTCGGTTTCTCCTCATTGCCTAGCGGTGTTCTGGGGCTCATCGATGACGTAGAAAAGCCCTCGCCAATGCTCGGGGGGGAACACTGACGAGGGCTGGGGGTGGGGGGGTCTGTTTAGATCTGGTGGGCTTCCTCGAGTTCTGCCTGCTCGGCTCGTTTCTCCTCGACTGTTCCCCACTCGATGAAGGCATGCGCCAGTTCTCGGGCGTTTATCTCATTGATGGCTGAGTTCAGTAGATCGCTCGTGAGGCTTGCCGATGGCACTCCATCAGTGAGGACGATCTCCTCAATTACTCGTGCGAGCATCTCGGCGACCACTTCCACTATTTCCGAATCGTCTCGATCTTGCATTACTGCAATTTCTACAAGGTCATCGAGTTGCTCTTGGATGAATTGGGTCGTTCCCTCGTCGTTGGTGATCCAGATATTGGCAAGCCAAGTTTCGAAATTTGTCCAGCCGTTGTATTCGTTGCGGTTCATTGTGCGTTTTCCTTTAGTTCTTGGGCTTCTTTGGCTTCGTACCATGCTTGGCTCACTCCACTGATCAGCGAGTAGTCCACCACTTGCAACTCTCGCCACAATTCCCCGAGGGCTTCGAGGTCGAGTTGATCGGTTTCCATATAGTGCTCGATCTGATTTATTAGTGATCGGGTGCTATGCATTACGTTTCGTAATCCTTCATACATGGCGTTTTCTCCTTTGTTTGGTTGTTGTGCCATGCGTATAACAATAGGGAATTTTTGGGCAAATTGTAAGTACCTTTTGGGGTTTTTTTTTGGATTTTTTTTTCAGCTCTTTTTTCCTCGATGTCTGGGCGGTGTTGGTATGGCTTGACCATTTCGGCGGGCTCTGATCGCTTCCTATCGTCTGCTTTTTTTGGGAATCGCCCCGTTTTTCTTATATGCGGTTGCGAAGCAACCTTTTGGGTTTGCCACTCGTCACCCAGATGAGGGCGTCAGCCCGATACCGGGTGACGAACAGTTGGCTGGACTGTTCGCACATCTCCCTAGTTCGGCCTCACAAGCGAAGCGCAGTGCAGCCGAACTAGGTACTCAACCTATCGATCGAGCTGAGTGAGCGTCAGCGAACGGTCGCTCGATCGTCTGACTAGAGAATGAGCCAAGCGAAGCGAAGCGTAGCCTGGCCTCATTCTCGGGAACTCTCCTGTCGATCGAACTCCTGCGAACCTTCCTCTGGGCATGGTTCGGGGGGGGTGGGGGTGTGTCTCATTGGGCGTGTTGTTATGACATTGGTAGCGGAATAGAAAAAGCCCCACCAAATGGCAGGGCTCGATCTATTGGTTTGTCCTCGATGGCTATTTGATGATCTGATCTACTTCCTCTTTGATTTCTTGCAGTCGCTTGACGATTCTTTTTGACACCATGTGGATTCCCTGCATTTCTGGGTACAGCATTTTGTCGTCTGCGTATGTGTCTGCTTTTATTTCGTCTAATCGAGTGATCATCGCGCTCTGTACTGTTGCCAGTGTTTCTAATTCTCGCTCGAGAAGTGTTACTAACCATTTGTTTTCGTGGATATTTACCATTGTCTTTTCCTCGTTTCGTTGTAGGTTTCGATTAGTACGCACACCAGATGGGTGATTGCGACCATGTTTGCCACAATTCCCAGTGCCAAGATCATCGGTCGAGGCTCGTGGTCATTTGGAAGAATCCTAGAAGCACCCTGCCTAGTTTTGAGTCTTGATCGGCTTGACCCATGCTCTCGGTTTTGTCTGGGTTGCTCTCGAATCGTGCTATTGCCGATATCCCAGCGTTTGATACCAAGATCGTTACTCGACACTGTTCTTTTTCGCCCAATGACTTGTCATCTCCAATACGCTGTCCTCGAGCATGAACTGTGGCGATGATTGCGTGAGCGTTGGAGAACTGTTTTTGGACGTCTGAATCGCCCAGCATTTCGTAGATATCTCCACCTTTTGCTACGCCCTCGATTGCTAGTCGAGCCTTCCATTTGTCATCGTCACCGAACTCCTCGACATGAATGATTGCTTTCCAGAGATAGTGGTCGTTGTCCGTCACATCTTTGTTGTCCTCGTACATGTCAGCCTCGATGAGTTTGAGCATTTCGAGATTTTGGGTCTCGGCGTCTTTTTTCATTTCTTGGCTTGCGCTGTCCATGATTGTTCTGAGTTCGTTTTCTAGTTCTTTGTCCATTGTTATTTGCTCACTTTCTTTGCAATTGCGTATAGGGCTATGGTTCCAAGTACTGCTAGATCATCTGCAAGGTTTGGGTTCATGCGTCCACCAAACTGAGGTGATGCCAGAGTGAGGCACACATTTCTGGTTTTGGATTTAGTCCTCTTTGCATTTTGTCTAGCAATTTGAGTGTTGCTTCGACATCGATCACTTGGTGGACATTTAGTGCGATCACTGTCTTGGCGGTTGCTTTCATGATGTCGTGCGACATTTCATCGTTTTTGCCAGTTGCGTATCCATCGCTGACCCAGACCAAAGGCTGTTTTGTTTTGCGATAGGTGTCTGCGAACAACAGTGCCGGCACATCGACACCATTCCCACCACGTACATCTGGCGTTCCTTTCATTCGGGTGTTGTTGTGAGCGATGACCCAACAATTCGGTTCTCCTTCGATTCCTTGCGAGTATCCGATGATGGTCGAGCCATGTGCCGATTCGATCATCTGATCGACCTCTTCCTCTGACAGTGACATCGAGCCCGATAGATCGAGCAGGATTACTGCGCCCTTGCCAGACTTGTATCGAGTGAATACCTTGCGCTCGTTGTCTCCGTAGTAGTTGTGTGGTCGAGTGAGATTGCGTCCGAACTGCTCACCCTTTTTTGATCGACCCATACGGCCTGAGTGACCTACCGTTCTGTTTGGTTTCTGAACGATTAGATCGTGGAAGCCATTCATGACTTCCTTGAGTTCTGGTCGAGCGCCATATCGAGTTTCGAGTTTGCCAGTCTCGACTTTGATCTTGGACAGTTTTTCAGCCCGTTCGATTTGCTGTGCAATTTTTGCTCGATGGTAAGCCCCGACTGTCATCTTTTCCCACATACTTTCGTCTGTGTTGCAAAGGTGTTTCGTTTTGATTATGCGCTTGATGTTTTTGTTCATTGCCGTGATCAATTCGACTGTTCTTTTTGGTGCAATTTCTTTGATTGTTCTGATGAATTTGGCGTGTTCTCCAGTCATCAACAGATTGCAATTTGCCATGATCAATTCTTCTGCGCTCGCTTTGGCATAATGCTGTGCTACTTGTTTGCCATTGAGTGTTGGGATTGCTTTGTTCAGCTCGCCCATTTCTTTCATGGTTGCCAGTGTTGCGATTTGATCAGCGATGCGTAGGCTCGAACTCGATTTCAGTCCAATTTTCATTGCGTGATCTGGTAGGTCGCTTTCATCGATTCCATAACGTGCTTTGATGAGTGCGTATTGTTGCAATGCTTGGGAACTTGGGCTGTCGCTGAATGAGGCACTGATCGAGCCAGCACCCCATTCAGCATTTACTGCGCCAAGTATTGGTGCTGTGCTTCGTTGTTCCCATTTTGCAGGGTGTGGTTTGTCTCGTCTTGGCGAGAGAAATTCTGGTCTGGTTTTCATGAGTTCGCTTGCTCGAGTTCTGACACGCTGATCGCTGTCTTGATTGCGTATGCCTGATTTGGACAGATGATTCGCAATGCTGTATCGAGATCGGTTTCTTGCTCGAGTTTTGCTAGATCGAGAAATGCTCGGATTGACAGTCGTTCCTCTGGTGCTCGGTTGCACATTGCAAACGCTGGCTGTTGATATTTTTCTGGAAGCAATGCGATTGCGACTGGGTGTGGTGTGTCAATGCGGATTCGGCAACTGAAGCGGTCACGCAACGCTGGATCGAGATCCTCTGGTTCGCCGTTCATCGTCATGACTACTGAGAAATTGGCGTGAGGTTTTACGATTTCTCCAGTCTGTGGATTTTTCCAGTTGCTACTTGTGTTTGTGTCAGTGAACAACAACAGCAAACTCATTACGTCTGTGCTTGCTCGAGACACTTCATCGATTACGAGCCTGCCACCATTGCGCCATGCTTGGACTGCTTCACCTTCATGGAACTCGAAGCCATTTGCAGTTGGATACCACATTCCCTCGATCTGTCCTGCGTTCATGTCCTCGGTGCAGATGATTCGGTAGATTGGTTGATCGGCTTTGCGGTTGAATAGTGCGGCGTATGTTTTGCCAGTGCCAGATACTCCGTAGAGAACAAGGCGATTGATGCTTGAGTTCAGGACAGTTTCGGCGTCCTGCCATTGCATGGTTTGGTAAGGGTTTGTAGTTTCCAATGTATTCTCCAATTCATTGTGTTTGATTCGGCGGTTGCCGATTGATGAATTGTAGGGGAAGTGTTATACAAAGTGGTGGATATCCAACAATATTTTTGTGATATTTGTGTAACTTTTTTTGCTAACTAAAGTTTGCAGTTTGCTAATTTTTTTTGACTTACTGACCTCTAGAGCATGGGTTTTAGTTTTGTGGCGACAAGGACATTTGGTGAGTGATTGTCTGCAACATTTGTGTGCGCCATGACATTGGTAGCGTTGCGTGTCTTGCTATCGGTAGCGTTGCGTCTATGCAGTTTTGTGTGTTGATGCTGAGTACCGGACTAGTGCGTATTCGAACGCTCGTTCACGGCTCTCTTGGTCGAGTTCTTCTTCAAGTCCGCTGTAGATGATTGTCCATGCTCGTTGCATGTGCTCAGGGGCAGAGAAGGCAATGAAGTAGATCTCTGTGAGCAACTCTTCTATTGTGCGGTCATAGTTTTCGTGTGTAAGTTCGTCACCCATGTATAGATAATATCTAACCCAGGAGTTCTTTTTTCCACTCTTCTACGTACTCTGCAATAGCAGCATCGTTGGGGATTATTGTGCGGTTTTCTTCCCTTTTGTTGTAGATAGCTACCTCTGCCATATACGCAACTCGGGACATCTTTGCTGATTTTTTGTTGTACTTACTCATTTGTTTTCTCCATTTCTTCTGTTGTTGTATGTCGGTTTGTATTACTACAAGATGGTGGTTCTTTCAACCCTATATACGTTACGACTGTCATTTTGCATTTAGGGCAACGCCACTCGGTTCGTTTGTTACTTGGCTTCTGCATTGTTGGTAGCGTTTACTTTAGAGTTCAACGCCCTGAGCGATGTGGTTTCTAAGCCTAGAAATAATTGACTCGGATTGCTTTACATAACCCTTGATCTGTTCAAGTTCTTGATGCAACGAATTTGCAACATCTAACGCGTTGTCACGCTCTGTTCGTAGCGAATCAATAATGACTTGCATATCGTCCACTCTGGTTTGCCAGTACTCAAGTTCAAAGTTGTCTATTTTGTCCATGTATCACACAATACCCTTTGTGCGTTGTTCTCTGCGGGTTTTCTTTGCCAATGTGTATCTTTGGTTGCCCGTTAGGCCACCCCAGACCCCATGCCAAATCTCGTTTGTCATTGCCCAATTTAGGCAGGTTTGCTTTACTTCACACGTATTGCAGACAGCCCTAGCGGCGTCTGACGCAACATTGTCTCCCTTGGACGGGAAGAAGAAGTCGGTTTCCATGCCGGCACACTTGCCATTTTCCATCCAAGAAACACTCTTATCAACTAGTTCGAATTCAGCCATAAGTGCCATGTAGTTATAAGTTCCAGGCTTCGAAGCCTGTTCCCCCTTTTTCTTTTGAGTAGTCATAGAGCGCCTTTGCAGCGAGAAGGTTTACTTCAGGCCGAAATAGATCCTTACATTCTTTGAGTATCCTAACCGTCTGTAGGTAGCCTTTTGGGTAATACCTGCTTGGTATGCACCAAGTCCTGTCGTTAATCTGAAGCAAGCCCAGATCGGTAGATTTGTCCCTGTTTAGGGTCTTGTTGTGAGCCTTCTCGAAACACCTTGATTCTCGGTACATAATGACGTCGAGCGTGTGCAGGCTTTTGCCATACCACCCGATTGATCTCGCCAACTGCCACCACTGAGGGCAACGAGCCGTTGAAGGTACTTTGAACTCGGGTTCTAGATTGACACGAGACAGGTTCAGAGCGCTTCTGGAGGGCGTTTTACCCCCCAGAGCTATCTCTGGTGCTTTGTCTACTGCGGAAGCTGTCGGGCTTCCTATCAGCAAACTGATTAATGGTATGGCAAATAGCCGTCTAAATAATCTCATTTGGTTCTCCTAGTTTATCAAATGTATTACGAAATAAGGCTTACAAGTTGTGCAAACTCCTCCAATGTCATTAAAACGATACCGTCAGTTTTCCCATCGGGCATAGCAATCATCGCAAAAGGTCTTATGTCACCCATTGCTTTTGATGCATCTGATTGACCCTTTGCTTGATAGAAGCGTGTAGCAATTGGCCCAACTTGTACGCCAGCTTTAACTTCAACACGAAACATGCCACCCCAATGCTCTTCATGGCGTGTTCCTGCGTTACCGGTAGCCGATAAACCTAACTTGCGCCTAGCTATACGAGCCTTGTTGTCACCTTTGGTTCGGTTTCTCTTCCCTCGTGCAGTTGGATCATTACAACCTTTTACACGACGTAAACCGTCACGAGCAGGCTTTAACAACAAACCGAATTTAGGACAACCATCCGTGTTGCATTTTTCCTGATTGCCTTGACACTCACCCTTGCGTTCATCCATTATTCGTTGATTTTTAGAACTTCGTTTAATGCTTTGCGTACCGCTTGTGATCGGTTCATGTCCCAATCGTTGGCAAAGGCATCGAGTAGTTCCAACTGTTTTGTTTCTAAACGAATAGCAATAAGGGTCTTACGCTTTATCTTTTTGGTTTCCATTACTTCTCCTCTGCGGCAATTAAGATTGAAATAAGTTCAGACGCTTCGCCTTTGCGAAGTTCTTTGAAGTCGCCAATTGGTCGACCTGCCAATTGGCTAGCCATCTCTAGGCGCTCTTGCTTGCTGTACTTCTGGTTGATGCACAACGCTGTAAGTTTTCCTACCTGTGCCGGCGATGAGGCTTCCTGTGGATTCTTTACTCCACGGGGCCTTGAGTCATCTGCGACATTGACAAGCTCTGAACCTTGGAAATGACTTGCAATTTCATCAACAGGCATTGCCCTGCCAATCTTTTGCGTAGTTTCCCTTATTTTCATAAGACCTTCTGCCTTTGAAAACACTGGCTCATCTTCTGGATTTGGTCGGTAGTCATCATCGGTTAGTGGTGGTGGCCCATCATCGTGCTGTACTGGCTGTGGCTTTGGACGACTAGATACTGGTGCCGATGGGGCATGTGCTACGTCATCCCACTCTTGCTTTGTCCACAAACTTAGACATATTCCGAAACGCATACTGGCGTTGCGAATGAAGTCACTGCACAATTCCTTGAGCAAGTCAGGCTTGTTATGCATTACTGAACCAATTCCAAGACGGCGCACACCATGAATGGTTAGCCATCCAGCCATGTGAGCCATACCGTTCTCGACTCGATAAGCCGGCAAGCCATCGGTATCAAATGCAACTGGCTCCCACGACCACTCTGGATCGACTTCGATAAGCATTTTTGTTACGTCAGCGTGTCCGACAAAATCGAGAGACATTCCCCCACGAGGGAGTTTGCCTACAAGTTTTGGATCTGGAACGCCGTAATTACTGATGATTTCTTCTAGTTTCATTATCTGTCTCCTTTTTTGGTGATTTTCATAACTCGGTAACTGGTTTCTTTTTTATATTTCTCACACAAGACTGGGTGATCTATTTGAAGTTGCTTGGTATCTACAGAACTTCTCTTATTACTTCTCCAAGTAACGACTGTTTCCCCATTGATTCTACCTGTATCGGCTTCTCCGAGCAACAGAGCGATCGATGCTTTGAGTTCGTCCTCTTTCTTTTCCAACTCCCTTTTGCTTTCACGGACTTCCTCTAGCCATGTAAGAACAGATAGTGCTTCTTCTGGTAGTTCTGTAGCAAGCATGGAGCTTTCTGGATACCACATTTCTGCGTGTTTGTACTCAGGCACTGCATCTGGTGGCATCTGACCGTTATGGATGTAGTCAAGGAACCTTGCACATGCATCGATATGGATCTGCTTCTCGTCACTGCTTACAAACTGCTCATAGGTGTGTATCTGCATTGCTGAGTCGAAGATGATCCAATTAATCGTGTCTGACCCTGTGCATATTGCTTGCTGAACGCCCTGCCAATACCAATACCTTGGCAACATACCGTCCCATCGACGTGTGCTTGTTTTGATTTCGTAAGGAATACCGTTTGCGTCGACAGCATCTAGGGTTGCAATAAGGTTTGCCCGTCCATCGTCATAGCAATACATCTGATCGGGTGTTGTTAGTTCCAACCCGCCCATATCTGCGTACCACTGCAGAATAAATGGTTCCAAACGATTGCCACGTTCCATTGCCTGCGTAGGCTCTTTTGGCTCTGGTGCGTTTGCAGCCAGCAAGTCAAAGGCTAGGTCGGCTACTGAAGTAAACGGATTCTCTCCGTGTACTGCGCCTGCAACAGAAGCAGATATTCTTGATCTGTTATCGGCATCTTTCCAACGCACGTTTAGCCATTCTTGCGAACCGTGTGGTGGCTTTTGAACTGTATATCTCATATTTACTCCTTCTCCTAGGTGTAATACGAGTGTATATCAATTACCGTTTCTTTGCAACCTTTGCCACCGGTTTTTTTGTTTCTGCCTGATTTATCATCACAACTTCCTGCACCATGCCATTAGGAATATGGGTTACCATGCCGATAGTTTTGAGATCTTTTGCCTCATCTGGGCACCAAGATCCGGTAACGCTTACGTATCCCTCAAGGCAGTTAGGCCAGAGAAAACCCACTGTGACAACTGCCACCTTCTCCGGTTTGTATTCCTTTACCGAAATCCAACCATTCTCTGAATCAAAAGCGTCAATCCAGTGAATTGCAACCAAAGACCAAGGGCACGTAGTAATTATCTTGTGGCTTTCCATTACCAGCCTTCTTTCTTTCGATCCATGCAGAACACTGGGGCCTGTATGGTGATGTTTCTTTCGGGTGTTACTACTGCCAACGCTTGCTGAGGTTGCTCGTGTGAAAAACCCATGATGAGAGAATATTCATCGGGGCCCTTGAGTGAGCCATTAACTACCATCGCAGGGGTTGAGATGTACTGGTGCCAGTGACCAAGCCATAGGGTGCTAAAGGACTTGCCTGTTGCTAAGTAGCGTCCCTGCTTCCTGGCTCGCATCCGCATGATTGGTGGATAAATACCGCCAATACCGCCACCACCGGATACTTGGTCTCCGTGTGTTACTAGGTGACCGTAGTTGTAGATCTGGATTAGTGCATCAGCGGATTCAGGTATGGTAAAAGTCACACGTCGGTCTGCACGGAAATGACGCTCTACCATCTTGGCTATGAGCCAGTCGAAGTTGGTGCGCACACGCTGTTTCATGCGAGGCTTGCGGGTAGTTCGTCCGTGGTTGCCCACTACAGACACAACATGGCACTTCTTGAACTCATCGGTAAGCAACTGAACTGCGGCAGCTACCTGCTCAGACCAGAACAACAATGAACCAATCATTGTGTCCTCGTTGGTAAGGGCTAACTCTTCGTGAATGTCACCAGTAAAGATGTCACCACCAAGGACTACTACAACGCCGTCATAGTTCACACCCGATAGATAGTGGCGTGACATTTTGATTACGTTCTGCGTCCACTTCTCTAGTCGCATTACAGCAATTTGACGGTTGTATGCGTTTAATCCTTCCATTTCATCGGGATTAACCACCTCATCAAAGTGCGTGTCCGATAGCATCACAACCAGAGTTGCTGCACTATTCTTTGGTTTTGCAGGAGCCAACCAAACAGGAGGCATAATTGCTGTTCCCTCTGCCAAATCAACCACTGATAAAGCCCGTTCTAGCTCTTCTATTTGTGTGGTTAATCGGGCATTTTGGTTGGCGTAACTGTCACGCTGTTTGCGTAGACGAATCATGTCAGTGTCGACGCTGATTGCCTCTGTAAGATCAGACTTTAGGGACATGTACCATCTCTCCTCTACGGTAGGTATTTATCGCGGCTGGTTTGATGTTATACCCGCGAAGGTTCAAAGCGCGAGCAATACTCGCAGCGGAATACATCGGGTTGTCTAAAGCCTCCAGTAAATCTAAACGATCTTGACCTTCAAGTTGTTCAACAATTTTTACTAAAAGCGGTATCCGCCCGGAAGGGTGATACTGGTTGTTGTTAATCTCGCTTAGGAGATTTCCTTTTGGCTTGTTCAACTCTTGCTCCCTCTATGAGTTTGTTTAGCTTTTCGATAATTTCCCACAGTTGATCTGCTTCATTTCTGCTGGGTGTTACTTTTAGGAGACTGTCACGGATCAACGTAAGGTCTACGGTAGTCAACTGCTTTGACATTTGCAAGCACCTTCTTCTAGAGGTTTATTAGTGCTTGGACTCTAGGTGGTCTTTCAGCTTGTTGTCAACCTGTTCAACTTTGATTTCGGTTCGGACTATTCCTTTGTTTATGTACTTCAGCATCCCCATGACGACATCGTGATCACGGCGATTTTCTTTACGGAATTGGGAAACGATAACGGTCAGCAGACCGAAAGCACCAGTAACAGCAGCAGCGAGAATAAGGCTCCACCCTGCATCCATAGGTCTGTCATGCCGTCTTTGATGCGAGCCACGCCTTAACGCGCTCAGGGGTGTCATCACCTGCTACATAACGGATATGCCACGGCTCAGATGGGAGTGCTTCCCATGAGAAACCGAACGACACAGCGTTGGCTGCTAACCATTGCAAGCGCTTTGGATTAGTTGAGTCCTTAATATCAATGGCCACCCCGAGGTTATGCTTCGAGGTTCCAGGGACAGCCATCATCGCGTTACCTTTTTTCAGGTAGTACGGGATGCCTTTGTAGACGCGAGGCTTCTCGCCTTTCACTACTTCGGTTGTGTATCGCTGGTAGAACCCGTACTCCTGTACCGCCAACGTGCGATATGTGTCCGCTGGAGATGTCGGAGATAGGTCAATTCCTTCTGCGTTTGCTGCCGCATCCATCGCCTCGTATGCGTCGGCGGCACAATGATGCAAGATGCCTTTTCCTTCAATCGGGCGAAGAAGTTTAGGGCCAAGCGCACCAGGTTTTGCGTTCTTCAGATGTGAACAAAGTTTGACAGGGATAATTGGCAGTTTAGATATGTCTACCTTTGCCATTATTCTGCTACTTCTTCATCCTTCTTTTTGACCGAGCCAACACCTGCGAAGGCTTGCTCGATTTCCTCTTTGGTCAACGAGCCGTCAACACTGAAACGCAAGAGCTTCTCGATCACTTGGGCGCAGGCCATGAGTCCTGCAAGGGCAGCAGACTTCCAGAGTTCTACACCGATGAGTGCGCCACCAGCAATAGCAGCAAGGGCTGAGGAGCCGAATAGTGCGCCGATACGAAACAGGATGTTCTGAAGTTTTGCCATTGCTATGAGTCTTTCTGTCCTAG